TTGCTATGCCCAACAATAAACTGCGTTGGGTAGACCCCTCATGGATCAATGGCGATTTACCGAAAGGCTGGAAGTCACCTAGTACCAACTACAGCGTGGAGGCACTACCGTGAGATGGATCATTGACCTATGGCGACGATTGCAGACTAACCGTGACCGCGAATGGCGCTCTGTGCCAGCCCCTAACTGGCGCTCCTGCCGTGGAGGGCGAGATATATGGTGAAAGACGATATAAGCCCGCCGGGGGCGTGGAAAGAGGAGATGGAGCGCATCCCTTGGGGGTACGGTCAGAAACAGGGCGACAGGCTTGCTAATGCGTTTTTAGCCATGCGGCGTTTGGGGCTATATGAAGAAGCCACGCTGCTAGAATTGGAAATCAAAACGCTACGGAACGAAATTGAATTTTTGCTAAACCGCTGACTACTCACCTGTAGTTTAATTGGTAGAACCCCGGGTTTTGGCCCCGGTGATCCTCGTTCAAGCCGGGGCGGGTGAGCCATCTATTAGGTACAGCGCACGTTCGTCCTGACGCCGCTTCATAAGACCGGGTAACACTCGCCCGCCTGCCTTTGTCCACTTCATAAACTCGTCGGCGGCTTCTTCAAACTCACCGCGGTTATGTTTCATGCGTAGGCTGGAGCGTTGTAGGTTCCCCAGGCCCACGTTGAAGGCAAAACTTACCAATGCGTCAAACCGGCCTTGATGACCAACAACAGCAGGGCAAAGTCGGGCCACGCCGCGCTCAAACCTGCCAAGGTCTTGAGCAAGGATAGCGTCCACCTCTCCCATAGAGAGGCTGCGATCCCAGCCCTCGGGTATCGGTAAAGTGCGCCGTTCTTCATATTTCACCGCTGCGTGTGAAGGGTCTATAACGTGGCCGACCCCGACCGTCCATAGCAGGGCCGGACACCGATAAGGGCGCATCCTTACGCCCTCGTGATGACAAATCATGCGGATCGCGGCAGGGCTGACCTTCACTTTTTGCCGAAAGCCTGCGTACCAAACCAGAAAGCGATAATGCTGCTCAAAATTAGCATCTCGTCGTCAGAAAACACTTCGGCCATTGCAGCGGCAAACGGCACACCCGTGTTGTAGGCGTACCAAACGCCTGCGATGTTGATGGCGACCAGTTCCAGCACAAAAATGTAGGTCACAACCGGGCGCACCGAGGCGCGAAGGTTAATCATCCATTGGCTTGCGCCTTTGCCGATCTCAACGTCGTGGCTATACAGCGCCTGACGCTCCTCGCCTGCTGTCTGCGTTTGAATTTGCTCCAATTTGATTTCTTCAACCCGTGCCTGCGCGACAAACCCACGTTCTGCGAGGGCTAATTCGCGCTCCTTCTGTGCAGCAACCAAGGCAAGCTCATGTTTCTTGTCCTGCCGATCTTGGAAAATTTGCAGGATTTTGGGCAGCCCGCCCGCAAGAAACGACAGGAACGTGCTAACCATCGTCATCATTTGCTTGCCCTCACTACATCGTCGCCCTTTGTCACGGTCACATGATCGCCTTCAACGTCAACCCGCATGGGTTGCTCTTTGCGATCCAGCCGATCCAGTTTGGCGATGAGCTCCTTGATGACCTCAAACTCGGGCTTTTCTTCCTTCTCCACCGTGCCTGCAATGCTGGCAAGCATGGAGATGAGGGCGGTCAGCGAGGCACCGAGCAACCCCATCACGGCGGCGATCTTGTCGCTATCTAGCGCAAGGCTAGACAACACACCAATCACCACAATGGCGGTGATGTATTTAAGGCCGTCCTTGCCGATAGCCTTGCCCGCAACATCCTTGGCGCTGCTGTGCGCTTCTAGGCGCTGCAATTCGGCCTGTATCTGCACTTTCAGCAGTTGGATGTCGGTAGGTTCAGTCATTTCTGCACAGCCTCAAGGAGCAGCACCGCCATACTGCCGAGCGCACCAAGCAAAATCAGGATGATTGCGCCGCCGACCTTCAGCATAAGCTGCTCAAGACGCTTTAATCGCGCATGGATGGCCTCATAACGCACCGTGCAAACGTCAATGTGGCTCGTTACCGTTGTTTCTAGCTCTTGAACAGTAGTCACCGAATTACTCTCCAATTGTTAATAACAATCCAAACGTAAAACGCACACAGCGCCATCGTGATCATCCACATATCGGCGTACCACAGCGCCCAAGTCGCAAACACTTTGGTCACGACCATCACGCCAAGCGGGTCAAAGCGCAGAAACAGTTTGGCGAGCAGCGGATTGACCTCCCTCGCGCCCATCTTCAGCGCCGTCAGCGTTGTCCATACATCGCCAATCTGGAGCAGGATGAAAAGCGCAAGGAAAGCAAGGTTCATTGCTGCGTCACTTCTTCGGGCTTCGGCATTTGCGCCTCAACCTGTGCCTTCAACTTCTGCCACAGCGGATAGCCGCCCTGACTTGTCGGGAGCGACCCCAACAAGTTCACGATAGCAACGGCTTCTTCTAGCGTCATCTCTAACTTTGCTTCTAGCATTTGTTATGCCTTGTGATGATTGATATAAGCGTTATTACGGTTGTGCCGACCACGGCAGCGGCGGTGAAACAATCGGCGGGTTGATCTGGTTTTGAATCTGCTGCTCTACCGCAGCCTCGGCAGACTCTTTGTCCACGCCGTTAGTCCAGCACCAGCCCAGCACTTGCTCTTGCGTGAGGTCAGCGTAAGGCGTGAAAGCCTCGCCCTGCACAACGGCAAACGAACAGGTGCTATAGACGCTGCCGCTGTAGTCGCCGTTCACGCCGTTGCAAGACCAATGGCAACAAATCACATAATCCGCACCTTCGGCGGTCTGCGGGACACAATCAAGTTGACTGATAGACCAATTAATTACAGTAGCCATGATTAAACCTCAAACTTTGCGCTTTTAAGCCTATTGTTCTGCAACAGAATAACTTGCAAGTTGTTCCATGTATGCAGTCCTGACACCCGCTTTCCTTTTAGCGGGACAATGTGATCAACGCTCCATTTAATGCCCGTGCATTTATCTCTCATACGGGCAAGTTCGTGTGCCTCCCGACAAGCAAAATCGGTCAATTCATCATCCCACTTTGCAATGCGGTTCCATGCTCTCATGCGACCCATCATTGCAATCCATGATGCCTTGCCCTTTCCAACAGTCTTTTGCGAAATGCGCTTACGAACGGCTCTTCCTTGTTCGGTTTTTTGCCATTCTTTAATGCGCCCCGCATGGTCAGCCTTGTATTGCTTTTCGTATTGCTTGCGAGCAGCCTTGTTTTCAGTCATCCACTTTTTGTTTTTGGATGCTGAACACGAAACGCAATCGCCATTGACGGCATATCGCTTTTCGCCAGAGCAACGAGCGCACGGCTTCCCTACGAAAAACCTTTCGCCTTTTGCCTTAGCCTCTGCTCGTGGGCCAGCCCTCATTTGCTCTCCAATACGGCGACTTTTGCCTCAAGTTGCTCAATACGCGCCATGGCTTCTTGCAGGGCGACGGCGGCTTTCATCAACAACACAGAAGTTTTGACCGACTTGGTGGTCGTGCCAAGGTCGTTGCCGTCTTTGTCCTTATCGGTATGCTCGTTTATCAATCCCGGCGACGTTTGCTCTAACTCCTGCGCCACCACGCCCAACTGCGTGATCTGCTGCGGGTCGTCCTTCATTTTGAACTTACGGAAACGAATGGCTTTAACGTCGTCCCATTGTGACCCTGCGTCCACAATATCGGTTTTCATCTTGGCGTCAGAAATGGTGCCGTAGGTTCCGTTGACGTTTATTACGTCGCCATCGCCTTGAATAAACAAACAGTTGCCTGTGTTGTTTACGCACCGCAAATAGTTATATGTATCTGCGGAGGCCATGTTTGCAGAAATATATACGACTGAATCTACATAACTAGTGCTTGCTGCATATGCGTAAAGTGATGGCGAGCCAGCGGCAGACTGGCGTAATTCGTGATAGTTGCCCCCAAGATACGTTCCGTTATTACTTGCTCTAAAGTATCCCTCTGCCGCAAATCGGCCGCGTTCGGTGCCGTTGGTGCTAAACAGTAGGGCATTAGCGCCAGAAGCCTCTACGGTTCCGTTAGTTCCGTCGTGGCTTAATTGCAGATAGTTGCTGCTGACCGACGATCTGGTTACGCGAACAGTTCCACCGCCAGAAGCGTTAACTTCAAGCGTGGCTGTTGGCGAAGTCGTACCGATGCCTACTAGTCCCGCCGACGTGATGCGGGCGCGTTCGGTGTTGTTTGTAAAAAATGTAACTGGGTTTGATGTTACGTTTGCAACTCGGAACTCGGACGCGCTGTTATACAAATAACCATATAACGTATTGTTTGCTTTCATCGCAAACGCACTATCAGAAGAACCATTAACCTCAATCAGCCCACGGCCTGCCCCTGCAAGAGAACTTGTGGTGGTCGTCCCAACCAGAAAATCCCCACCCGCCGTGAACCTGCCGCGTTCGGTGTTGTTGGTGCCAAACAGCAAATCGTTAACGCTGCCTTGAACATACTGCGTTCCCGAACTTGTCAGAATTTCAATTTTGGTGTCAGAAGTATTTGTCTCAATACGGACTGGAATGTTGCCCGTGCTATAGACATGGAGCCTTCGTGAAGGCGAAGCCGTCCCCACCCCCAAATTCCCACTCGCATCCAGCGTCATCGCCTGCGTGAACGTGATGGCGTTGCCTGCGGTGCCGGAGGGGGCGGTGGACCAAATGTGGGCGTTGCCTTCTATCGCGTATTGACCTGCTGTGCCAGTAAATTTGTATTTATTTCCGCCAGAATCAAGAACAGTATTTGTGAAAAGGGCAATACCGTTTACATCTTGGCGGAATCCGATTGCGCTTTGGTTGTTAGCGTCGCCGCCCTCAATGACTTTGTAAAAAGTTCCGTTCCACGCACTCGGCGTCACGCCCAAGCCGAGGTTGCCGTCGTTGTTAATGCGCATGCGATCTGCGTTAGCAGTAAAATCAAAGAAACGAAGACTGTTGCTTGCTCCGCTTCCGCCGTCCGTAAATATCCCGTAAGTTCTGCCAGTATTGGCAAATTTAATTCCGGTGTTTGTATCGGTTGAGTTATCGGCAAGGATGTAGCCGTTCGTACTAAACTCAACCTCTAACTTTTCAGCAGGCGACGAAGTTCCAATGCCGACAGCGCCAGCGGTACTAATGAAAACAGTATTAGTTCCACCCGTCTGGAACTGAATACTACGAGCGGTTGCGCCTTCGGCAGAATTGATAACCGCGCCAACATTTTCCGTGACGTTGATGCCAAAGTCTGTGCCGCCGCTGGTATTGCCTATGCGGAATTGCTCTGTGCCGCTAGTACCAACAATGTCTAGTTTTGTTTCTGGCGACGCAGTTCCGATGCCGAGGCCCGTGCTAGTGAGCCGCATACCTTCGGCTGTAGTGTTGCCTGCATTAGTTGCGCTAAAAACAATCGCGGCGGTACTGCCAATCGCAGACAGATAAGTATTTCCGTCACGCGAATCTAGTTGTCCGTAATAAGCCGCTGATACCGGATACTGCGCCCGTAAGCCGTTCGTGTTCGTGCTGGTAATAATTCCGGTGCTGGCAAAGTTAGTTCCATCAAACGTCAGCGCCGATCCACTCGTCGCCACCTTGCTGCCGTTCAGATACAGGACGCCGTTGGCGGTGCCGCCGGAGAGGGTGAGGTTGCCCGTAATCGTGGCCGTGCCGACGTTAGCCGAGGCGACCGAGGCTCCGGTCAGCGTCATGGAGCTAATCACCGCGTTGCCAAGGTTAGCCGAGGCGATAGAGGCACCCGTGGCGGTCAGCGTCGTGACCGTGGCCGTGGTCAGCAGCGCAACGCCCGCGTTCATGCTGGCAATAGAGGCTGACGTAGAGGTGAGGTTAGTCACCGTGCCGGTCGTCACAACGGCCACAGCAGCGTTCATGGAGGCTGTAGAAACGGTCGGCAGGTCTGACTTGCCAGTAACGGCGAGGGTGCTACCGAGCGTTGCAGCGCCCGTGACGGCAAACACACCGCCTACCGACAGCGCCGAGGTGATGGATACGTTGGCTTGCAGGCCGGTGTTGCCCGTAACCGTCAGGGTGCCGTTAATCGTCGTGTTGCCGAACGAATTGGCGGCATTGATCATCTGGAAGCGGGTGCCGTCATAGCAAATGACGACGATTTCGCCCGTATTCACATCGCCTGCGATCAGCGCGGTAGAGCCGTCGCGGGTGATGGACTTTGCGCCGAGGCCATCAATGTTGATCGTCATTGCGCCGGTGTTAGCGGCGTTGGCAATGAAGTAGAACAACTGCCCCGCAGCGTAAGAGGCCAATGCAGGCGACATCGTGCCTGTGATCGTGTCCGTACCCGTGACCGTAATCAGTTTGGCGGCGGTGGACTGCACTTGGCTCATGTTGGAGGCGTCAGTTGCCGCCGTGCCTGCGCCAAGGCTGGTGATCTTGTTATTGCCAAACGGGATGTTGGCCGTAACGGTGGTTTGACCGTCCTTGGTGATACAGGTAGAGAGGCCCGTGGCGAGGTCTGACGTTAAGGCGTTAAAGACCGTAGCCGAGATGACGGTGTTAGCGACGACAGGTTGCCCTGCCGTGTTGATGACGAACGTACCGCTGCCGTTGAAACTCATTGTGCTGCCCTCTTCTTTCGCTCTTCATCCATCTCCTGCAAGCGAGACAGTTGCAGAGCTAACTGTTGCGTGTAAACGGGATCAAGGTTGCGGCCTGCCGCAATGGCGCGTTTAGTGGTGTCAACCAACATACGCATTGACGGGTCTTTGGCGGCTAACTTGTCACCGTAATCGGATAACAATTTTGCGAGGCGTTTTGGCCCACTTGCCACTTGGCCTGCTAAATACGTTGCCTCGCCAACGGCTCTTGGGCTTGTTAGCGCACCAGCGACGTATGTCGTTGGTTCCATAAACGCGCCAGGAAAGTTTTGCAATACGTTGCCAAGAGCGCCAAACCCACTTAATTGACCAGAAAGCCCGCGAGGCAATTCCGCACTCATAGCTTGACCAGCCAAACGAGGAAACAGCGTTTCTGCTCCTGCACCAACTAATTCCTCGCCAAGCGCCATGCGCCGACCATAGTTAGTATTTGCGTTGTTGCGGAGGATAGATTGCAGTTTACGAAGCGTCGTATCTACAGTTGCCTTGTCTGATAACGACAACGATTTTTCTAATTCACGCAATAAATCGCTGGCTTGTTCGTAGTCGCCCATGACGCGCATATAGTCAGGCGCTTGGTTAGCAATTACTTGCTTAACGGCGTTATATATTTGATCTGCAACAATGCGTTCTGGTGTGTTGGGTTGATAACCTTTAGCTTGTTTGTAAATTTTTTGTTTTAGTTTGTCCAAACCTTCTGGGGTATGAAAATCCGCAGGGTCAAGAGTTTCCCAACCCGAAATAATTTCATCCATTTTTGCAACAGCATTAACCGCAGGCTCATTGAGGGTTTGCGGTGCGCCAAGTCCTGATCGCCCACGATATTGCCCCATTTGCTGAATTTGATTGAACGCATTGCGAATAGGCGTCATATCAAGGATGGTTGCGTCTTGAGAAACGCCCAACATTCCTGATTTGTATTCTGCTTGTCGTTGTTGTCGCAACTTATCTACGGCTTGCTCGGCTTCATTAACAACCGCTTCAACAGGTTCACGCCCACGCATTTGCGAAACAAATGCCTGACCTCTTTCACCGCCGTCGTAACCTGCTTTTGCAGCTTCTTCTACAGCACGAATTCCGGTGCCAGTTGTAAACCCAAGTCCTGCGGCAGTTAGCTTGCCCGTGCCTTTAACGGTTTTTGCGGCGACATTTAACGGATCAACGGTGCGGCCTGTTGCTTCTAGCACTTTGCCAATTTTTGCAGCGCGACCGGGCAACTTTGCCACTACCGTACCGCCGCCCGTCAACAGACCGGCGACATCTGATGCCATTCCCACAGGATCGGTGGCAAAAGTTTGCATGGCGTTGTTAACGCCGCCGTAACGGTTGGCAAAATACTCACCGACTTGGTTGGCAAGCGTCGGGTCAGCGTCTGTAATGCCAGCTTTCCCGAGAACGCTGCTGCCAAGGTTAACAACTGCTTTTGCCGTTTCTACAGGCGCAACGATAGGCTGCACAACATCACGCGCAAATTGCGCTGCGCTGGCAGGCGCGTTGAAAAAAGCCTGCGTTAGCATTGATCCAGTTGAGATATCTGGCGGTTGCGTTTCTCGTTCTTTGCGCCGCCTCAACATTGAGGCTTTGGCTTGTTCTGGAGTTAACGCCATGCTGCGCGCTCCTCTTCAGTTGCCGCGTCCCAATCTGCTTGCGTCAAACCAGCGGCTTTTGCCTTGGCTGGAATTGATGACGCTCGCCAATCCCGACCCTTTAACGGCGTAATGTCGTATTCAAACAATTCGTCATTTGTTGCAGATTGCTTTTCAAGCAAGTCAGCAATGGAATAAACTTGACCAAAAATAGTTTCTCTGGAGGCCGGGTTAAACAACTGCGCGAGGCTTTGCGGATTTCGCAGCGTATCCTCAATAAACGGCAATTCGCCGGGATTGAGAACGCCCGTGTTTTGCAACACACGAACCGCGCCAAGTGCCAATTTGTATTTAGACGACAGCCTACCTGCCGCCTCGCCGTACAAACTTGCCTCTTTTGGAGTGTTTTGCAGTTCTTTTGCAAATTCGCCAATAGAATCATAAGCGTTTTGCAACTGGATTCTAGTTTCGCGGTGCTTACGGCGATCTACCTTGTCATCTCCCGTCATACTTGGTGGCTTGTTCACAAATGCAGTTTTGCCGACTGCTTGACTACGAGGTGTTAAAACCGGCTTGCCGTTGACATCCACCATTACTAAAGACTCTGGGCCACGGCTTGCGGCAGCGATTCTGCTTTGCTGTTCAACGTAACCGGGGATGTCCTCCCATTTTTTGGTTTCGTAGTTATAAAATTTGCCGCCTGTGACTGTAGGGGCTTTTTGCTCTGATTTTTCAATCGCATCCAACTTGCTGATGTCGCCCGTGCGAGTGGCCGCAGCCACGCTTGCAGGCGTGAACTTGCTGGGGTCAATGTCGCCAATTTTAAGGTTGGCAGTCTTAGGCATCGTCGCCTCGTACTGCGACATCGCAAACTGCTGCACCATCGGGTTGCTGCTTTCAAAGCCTTCCAACGCTCGCGCACGTTTCTGCGCTGCCGTCAGCGGGCCGCCAACTTGCATTTGCATCGGCTGGCTAAAATCAGGCTGACCGTCTGCGCCCATCACCGGCATCAAACGCTGATTAGGCGCTGCGATGGCGCTCGGCTGTGCGTATTCGGTGCTACGGAACCCCGGCTGACCATACGGCACGGCAGGGCCATCACCCGGCTCGGTGTTAATCATCGGCATCGGCGCTTCCATCGCGGCCAACTCGGCCATATTGACGTTGCGCTGCTCAGGCTCAAATGAACGGATGTAATCAGCAAACTCGGTGCGACCTGCCTTCTCTGCGGCGGTCTTGGCTTCCTCGGCCTGACGACCCGCACGGGCGGTCATAAAGCTCTGCAACGCCTTTACAAGCGGTGCGGCTTTCGGGATCGGCGCTGCGGTGCCTTCCATCGGCTGATATTCTTGTTGGGCGAGTGCTTCGGCCAACATCGCACGGCGACGAGCTTCCTCTAACTGACGCTCGTATTCGCTTGGTGCGCGGAAAGTGCTGACATATTTAGGAGGCATTTTCAAAATCCCCTCTGTAAGAACCTCCCTGCGGCGTCGTCATGCCTGCGGGAGAGGGCATCCGTGGACGCATCGGGCGATTGCCGATCTGCGGTGCCGTGTCTGCCATTTGTTGCGGCGGCATACGGGTCTGACCCATTTGCGGGCGACCCATTCCCTGCATCATGCCGCCCATACCGGGCTGCGGCGTCATCTGCGGGCCGTTAAAGTTCATGGCTTGCGGAGGTACGCCAGAGGCGGTATTCGGCGTAGCGCCGCTGTAGGCGAGGCTAGGACGCATTGCGGGCATCCCGTCGCGCTGTCCTGCGGGCGCACCGATGGAACGGTTGCGCTCCTGCATTGCCAGCATTTGCGCCATGCGCTGCGGTCGGTCAGGTCTAAATCCGTTCATCTGTTAGCCCTCAAAGTAACCCGTAGTTGACCATCTTGTAGCCGCTTGGGTGAACGGCGACGGCCTCTGGCAACACGCTTTCCACCTCGTCGGCCATAACGCCTTGTTGACGCTCGCCAAAGATGTCGTACTCGTAAACGCCAATGCCGAGCGGATGAGTGCCGACACGCACAATATTGGACTTTAAGCGGCGATCTGAAAGGTTAAATAATCCCGCCAAGCCACCCGCGCCACCCGCGCCAGTTCCGATTGCTCCTGCAAGGCTTCCTAACATTCCCATGCCTGCGTTATATGAACCGACTTGGTTTTGATAGTTGCGTTGCGCGAAGTCACCCGCTGCCTGACCCGCTTGGAATATCGGAGCAGGGGCGATTGTGACGCCGCTATAGCCTTGGAATTGCGGCACCGTGACCTGACCGCCCGAGAGCAACGCACTAATCTCGTTGATCGGGAGCGAGCGGATCGCTGCTTGTTGCGCGAGAGCCTGTTGCACAGCCGTGTTGTAGAACTGGCTCTGCCCCATCTCTTGGTTATACATCTGCTGCAACGCTTGGTTGTAGAAGGTGTTTTGGTCAATCGCGGCCTGACGCTGTTGCGCGAGGGCGGCGTTAGCCAATTCAGCCTGCGACATCTGCTGACCAAAGTTCTGCTGCTGACGGCCAAGGTTGGCTTGCTGCACAGCAATCTGTGCCGCTTGGTTCTGCGCGATGGCTTGGTTACGCAATTGCTCGGCAGCCATTTGCTGGTCAATGTATTGCTGCTGGCCGCCTAGCACGTTTTGGTACTGCTGCGTAAGTGCGCCTTGGTTTTGGGCAATCGCTCGGTTCGCCATCTCTTGCGCCGAGGATGCCATGCCAAACTGTTCCATCAGCCGTGCGCGGTCAAACTCACCCGCACCGACCGCCTGACCGAACTGTTGTGCTTGCGCGGCGTTAGCAGCCTGTTGCGATTGCAATGCTTGCTGGTAGTTCTGCGCGATAGCGCGGTTGTACGCCTCTGCCGCCTGCTGTTGGGTGCCAAAGGACGCCAATTGCGCCTCTTGCCCAAACTCACCGGCTTGCAGACGCTGCTGGAAGGCTTGCTGTTGGGCTTGGTTCTGCGCGGCTTGCGTTGCCAATGCGGATTGCAAGTCCTGCTGCATACCCGTGTTATACAGCCCTGCTTGCTCCATGCCCGCACCAAAGCCTTGCAGAGCGGCTTGATTGGCGAACATAGCGCGAGATTGCTGTTCGGCAAACGCTTGCTGACGGGCCGCTTGGTCAAGGCTGATGCCCTGTGCGGCGGCTTGCAGCAACAAGTCATTTTCCTTCTGCATCTGTGCGGCCATCGCGGAGTTGTACGCCTCACCGCCCGGTCGCAAGCCTTGGTTGATCAGTTGCGTTTGAAGCTGCTGACGCTCGCCCTGCAACTGCGGTGATAAACGCGAGAGCAGCGCCGTTTGCGCCGTCATGCCTGCGTTAACCGGGCCTTGCGGCAAGTTGCCGATGTCAATTTGACGCTGCAACTCTGGCCCTTGAACGCTGCGCTGCGCCTGACCAAACTGGCCTTGCTGCGGGCCTTGTGCCACGCCACCGACGCCGCTGGTGTCTAGCCCTTGCAGGTTCAGCCCGCCGGGGCCGCCTGACGCCATGCCGAACAAGCCGCCTGCGGGTGCGCCTTGCACCTGCGCGACATTGGAGAGATTTAACCCTTGCAGGTTGTACGGTTGCGGGCCGCCACCTGCGTAGCCCATGCCCATCAGGTCAGGGGCAAACGGAATCTGGCCGACGCCTTCAATGTTGGCACCGGCTTGCCCTGCGACACGCACCGGCTCGGGGGTGGCGAGCGGGGAGACTTGCGACACCGGAGTGCCGTAGCCCATCAGATTGAGGTGCGCCTCAATCGGGCGAACGCCAGCGCCAGAGTAATCAATGCCGGGGATGCCTGCGCCCGTAAACTCTTGCGCGATGGGAAGATTGCCGAGTCGTGCTGACGCTTCGTTAGCCGCCATCGCAAGACGAGCCTGCGCTTGCTGTTCGTTGTTGACGGCGGTCTGCGCCCAATACGGCAACTCTTGGCGTACCGTTGGTTGCTCAATGTACGTCGTAAATTGCTCGCGGGTCGGCATCTGCCCGCGTTGACCATCGTTATCTAAAATGCCGCCCGATTGGTACGCCTCTAACGCCTTCTGATACCCCGCCTCGTCAAAGTTCGGGGTGCGCGACCAAGTGACGGTCTGCGTCCCATACGGCGTATAGACGTTGGGATTGCTCATGTAAGCCGACGTTCTGGCGGCTTCCACGTTGGCTGCGCCCTGTTGTCGCGCTAATGCGGCGTAATCAGGCGCTGGCGGCGGTGCTGGTGATCTTTTGCCCATACCTCGGCTCCAAAAAACGACACTTGTCAGGTGTCTGCGTCATAAAAACAATGTCTCCGTCGGGTGCGCCGTCCTTGATACGCGCTTCCTCGGAAAACCCCATTTTCGTGACCAGTTTCAGCGCCCGGGTATGGTTGCTGGAAATCGGCCCTATTATCTTATCAACATTGCAGACGTTATAGGCATAATCGTAAACGGCTGCCATATACGTCGGCGTAACACGCTCCCATGCGATGTGGCAAACGACCGATCTGCCGTTCCACATCTCAAAAACGGTTCCTGCGACCAACTTTCCGTCTTTCTCAAGCCCGAGAGCATTGGATCGTTCGGCGTGATAGCCGCCGTCCGTCTGTGCGGTGACCCAATGCCCCACATGGGGGCCGCTTACGATGCGCCAGCCCATCCGAGTTGATAAACGATGTCAGTTGATGCCCACTCCAGCGTCAGATTCTTGCTGCTGCTGTTGAAATTGACGGCAGCGCAGTATCCGATGCCTTGAAGTCCCACAAAGTTGTTCGTGACGACCGTATCTGACCCCCATAGAGCCGTTCCCCACAGTCCTACATCCCACAAACCATAAGCGGTGGGCGAAAAGGAAAGCGGGCCTACGATGTCGGCGGTCTGAAAGTCCACGTTGACGCCGATGCTGATGGCCGGTTGACCGTTGCTATAAATGGTCGGGCGGCCACGGGTGAAATACTTGATGACGCCGCGCGTCTCAAAGTAGTTAAACGCTTGCAGGGCGCGTGATGCAATCGCAGCGCCGTTGTCGGCATAGCTCTCTGACCCTGTTCCCGTCGTCCACGCCTTTGCCACAACGCCGTCGCCACCGAAATACGGGGTGTCGGCAAGCAAAGTCCACGAATTGGCGTACCAACCGGTGAACCGACACCACGCTTTAGTGATGTTGTTCATCACAAACTGTTGTTGCGAGTTTGTGCCTACTGGAATGTTAACAATCAAGGCATTGTTAAGCGGGTTGTAAAGTAGCCCCCACCCAAAATTGCCTTTGTATTGGCGCGTAACGGCGGCAAAAGCGCCTTGAATCTTGTCAGACAGCGCCACTTGCGGGTCAAGCCGCGACGATTGCAGCGCCGAGGCCATTGGGATCAAGCCATCTAGCGTCAAAATCAGCAAATCGCCGCCGTACTTGGTCACGCAACGGCGCGAGATGGGCGAACCGACCTGCCACACGCCGATCAGCGCCCATGTAGAGGCGCTAGAGGGGTCGGTGCCGCGATAAACGATGATTTCGCCTTGGTCGGTGACAAAAACAAGGTTATCGTCCACGCCGTAGCCAGCGTCAATCGTCCACGTTGCCATCGCAATGAGCTTGCCGCCGTTACGGGCAACCGATGACAGGTCAAGTACGTTGGCAGCACCGCCTACCGATGCGGTCGGCAGATACCACGCCTTGAGCGTATCGGCCTGGATGAACCACATACGGTTCTTGAACAATGTCGGGCAATGCAGCGTTGTCGTCGTGACGCCCGTAATGGCAGGCGTAGACGAGCCGTCAATGGCCGTCCAAGTGCTGCCGTCATATAGCAGCGGCTCATCCACGCCGTTTGCGGCATACAGATAACTACCGCCCGCGGTCGTAATGTTGCTGTATTCCCAACGCGAATTGGTTAGCCCTGACACCGCCGCCGCACCCACCGCACCTGCCGTTGTAACGTCGTACAGCGAGCCTTGTGCGATGGCAAACATCTCGTCTGTGTTGCCACCGTTAAACGTCATCAGCGTTTCTACTTGCCCGCTGATGCCCGTAACGTGCGGAGCCCAACCGCCGCGCAAACTGACGCTTGAGACACCAGGGAATAGGTTATCTAGCGTTACCGCATCAGTCGGCGCCATGTTGGCTAACGCATCACGGGCGTTCCAACCGCCCACGGGGGCGGGCAACGAGGCGACGTTGTTGCTAGTGCGCTGGATTAACCGCCTGCGAACGGGCGACGCCATTATTGGCTATCCGTGCCGTAGCCGCTGTCGGGGATGTTGTCGTAGCCGATCAACACCGTACCCGGTCGCGGGGCAAACGAGAGGTTAGCGCCCGCCGTGTCTTGCGCCACCGCTGTCTCAAACTCCATGAGGTAGTCACGATAAAGAGCGGTCGTGTCAAAGCCCTTGGCCTCAAAGTATTTAAGTTTCGTGCCCAACACCATAAGGCGGTCGGGGTAGATGCAAGTGTCGTTGTCGGCGGTAAAGCTGTTTTTCGGCGTACCGTCTGCGGCTTCTGCCCACGCCGCGCTGCGGTACTCAAAGCCAAGCAACTCGCCGCCGTTCGTGCCCGGCCAAATCTGGAAGTATTTGCCAAGCAAACGCCAACGGATACGCGGGCCGGTGCTGATGTAGCCCGACAGCAGCCATTCCCATTGCTGCGCGGATTCCGGGCCGAGCATTTCCCAACGCTTGCTCTTGTCCCAATGGGTGCGGTTGACGGTGCTGACGTAATCGGCGGGAAGGTCGTACTTCACCTTTTGGAAAATGACCTGACCGTTTACCACCGTCTCGGTTGGGGCGTAGTTGAGCGTCACGCTCGTCGGGCCAACGCCTGTAATGTAAGTGGCGTTCGGAATACCGACACCCTGCACCTGATACTGCGTGGACAGCCCCGCTGTAGAGGCAAGACCCGTGATCACAGCCACGCCGTCCACCCACGACGCCGTTGCCGTAGAGGCTTCGGTGTAAAAAGTGTGCTGGCGGGTCAACTCGCGCCAATCAGCACGACGAAGCAACTCATAACCACAAGCGTTCATCAGGGCGAGTAATTGCACTACGTCCTGACTGTTGTTACCCGCGACCGTGGAGGGGGTCGGGATACCGAGTTCTTGCGTACACTCGGTTATGAGCTGAATCATCGTGCTGCTCATGCTATGCCTCCGTTAGTTCTTTCGGCGGGCGACCACGACGGGGCTTATCCTCCATCAAGGCCGCCATTTGTGCTTGCAGTTCAGCCAACTGCCGCTTGGTATCTTCCAACTCGGCGTTGCTTTCAATCTTGTTCTTACGGTTGAGGTACAGACGCGCTTTCTCGCGCAGTCCGATGCCGCCCATGCCGACGCGCTGCATTTGAGCGTCAGAGGCAAGGGCGAGTTGCTCCACCGTCAAGAACTTCATAATGGACAGTTCAGCGATCTGGTCTTTGTTCACATCATCTGGGCAATCTTTTTGCCATTGCGACAACGGGGTGCCGATCTGCGCCGCTGCACCCTCGCTTTGCTGCATTTGAAAGTACAGCCATTGGCGAGAGAACCGCGCCTTATGCTCCTCGCGTAAGGGTTGGTCAATCACGTTAGTCTTGTCGCCGGGGGACTGAATACGGCAATAGACGTTGCCCTTGTTGGGGCCGTCCTCACGCTCGTAAAACTCAACGTGCAGTTGGGCGTCGGCGTTACTGATGTCGCTATCTAATGGCATTGTCCTTGCTCCTGTGGGGATTACAGGTTGTTGACCTGTGTGATGGTACAAATGACCGAGGGGATCGCAGGCCATACGCTTGTGGCGCTGGCCGCAAGAATTCTAACGCTTGTGTCATCCGTCGCCCACATCAATTCAACGTAATTAGTAGGATCAAGCTGGATGATGAAGTTCCACGCGGCAACGGTACGCGCCGCTGAACCCTGTATTGCAACCGTCGTGGCGGTGTTGGCGACATTGGTTCCGTTTTTACGCAGCCAAATGTAGATATTGCCTGCGCCGCCCGAGGTTTTGTCTAATTGCGCCGAAAACTGCACGTTGTAAACGCCTTGGTAATCAACAACCAAGCGGGACGACGGCGATCCGATAGATACACCGTTGCTGCTATCGGTGGTGTTAAAAACCATGCCGTAAGCGGTGTCAATAGATGCCGCCGTTTGTAACGTCGTGTCGCTAAACGCACCGTAATGCAGAATCGGCACCGAGCGGCCGAATCCTTGCAGTTCTTCCCATAGCGTATTGCTGACGGCAAAAAACATTGCGGAACAATCGGCATTGATCGTGCCAAAGCCTGCGTTGTTAATTGTGTCGGTCGCGCTATATGGGTATACCGTCAACGGGTTGACGCCGCTGTTTTTAACAATAATCGTCTCGCCCATCTCGGCCTTTGGCAGTTTAACGCCAGCGCCCGAAGCAGTTGTTGTGACGTTCGTGTAGACGTAAGTGACTTGCGTGGCATCGCCTGCCGACGTACCCGCTGCTGATGCTGACGCTATGCCGTCGCCGCAAATGCTAACGGTAGACAGTTGGCTAATGCCGCTGCCGAGTACGCGAGAGGGAATAGCCATTAGGCTGCCATCCGTTCGTGGCGCACTCGCATGATCTCGGCAATCAAGCCGGGGCCACGCGCATCCACGTTGATATCGCCCATCACCTCAAAGAGCTTCTGGAATTCGTTGGCCTGTTGGGCCATCGCCATGTTGCAGTTGAACTTCTTGCCGGTTGGGCCGCCCACATGAACGTCAATGGATGGGCCGGTGTATTCGCCGGTAAAACGCTTCAAGCCATCTGCTCGGTTGCAGCTGTCGTACCCGTACAGCACGAAGTTGCGGAACCCGAGCAGATAACCAATGTTGATGGCACGAAGTCCCGATGTCGTCCCGCCACCCACGGCCAACTTGCCGGGGCCAATCGCCTGCATCTCGGGGCCTTCTGCCCATGAGTGCCATAGCCATACGTTTTTTCCTTGTAGGTAGTCAAACGTCACGGGCGGGCAACGCGAGGCAACGAGGTACACGGTACGATCGTTCGCCTTTTGGATG